AATCATTTCCAGTTCTTTAACAATTTGTTCTTTGTGCGAATTTACTAAACACGTTAAGTGATTTTGCTCAATGAATTGCGCCAACAAATAGTAGCATTCAGATTTCAGATTTTGATATTGTGGTTGCTTTGCTTTCGATCCATTGACGAATCCGCGACATTTCAGAAAATCCACCACACCACCACCAACACCATCTTCATCACATACTATGTTTTGCAATAACACGTTGTTGTTCTTTGCAATGGTGCGTATTTCATTAACAACTTCATCAACAGATGCACGATGTAATACTTTTATTTCAGTTAGTGTTAATCCATTCCACACGCAAATGATTGTACGGTCTTTTCCGAATCGGGCAATGTCTGAAGTGATGTACTTATTTCCTTCCAACAATTCATTGCGGAACATTCGCAACAAATTATCAGTTGCAAATAACTTGTCACTATCATCGTCGAATTCCCAGTTGCCTTCGAGCAAACGCTTTCTATCGTAATCGGGTAACCTGCGTAGTGATTCAATGTATGCTTGTGGTAAGTATGGATTGTCAGTTGGTAATGCACGAACGAACGCACGATGAACTGGTAATTCTTGTTGTTTGTTTTTCAAATAGAATTCATTATACAACCAACCCTTCGATGGATTGCAAGACAAGAAACCTTTAGGAATTAAATTGAATTCATTTAACTTGTATCTGCAACGTGAGTGAACAATGTTAACTGCTTTTTCTGTTACTTCTGCGACTTCATCAATAAAGTAATCTGTGATTTCAAGCGAACCCAATGAATCGAAGTTTGGGTTTGATGGATAAGCAAACAAATCTTTAAGAACAATTTCAGAACCATTAAAAAAAGTAATGACATTCGTTTGACCATTGTACGTGTAATGCTTATCTGCAAGTAATCCAAAATCAGCGCAGGTTTCAAAGAACGTGTTTAACGTTGTTTTTTTAAGTGTATCTAACTTACTTCGCCCTATCAAAGAACGTGTACCTGCGTACTTCAATCTGCGCTGAATCTGCCACATACAACCGAATTTTGTTTTACCACCACCTGCACCACCACCATACAACACTTGTTCAACTGGTGAATCAACTGCTAAATACAACAATGCTTCTTTTTGTCGCTCAAGATATGTTGGTTGGTATGTCATTAAAACAAACTTAATTGTGGTTCAATAATAGGACATAATTCATTTTGAAGAATGTTTATCAATCTATCATAACGCTTGAAATCATTGTTGTGTTTTATTTGAGAAAGTAACAATTCAAGACCAGCATTAAACGCTTCATCTTTTGTTTTATAAACACAATGTTTAGCGTGATAAATTAAAGGATAACCCCAACCTTGTTCGTGTCCATTGAATCTGATTTCATAACTCCATAAACCATTTTCAACAATTGCTACACCAACTTGTGCTTCATATCCTTTCAGACATTTATATGTTTGTAGAATAGCATTTTCACAAACTCCATGTTCATTATAAATAAATTCATTCATTGCTTTGCTAAATATAATTTATACAATTCACGCAAACCTTGAACACGAATGTAATCACGCACCTTTTCTTTTTTTCCTTCCACCATTCTATCGAATTTTGCTTGTGACATTTGCAAATCAGCAAACACAATTTGTTTTGCATTGCGTTTGGCTATTTTATATTCTTCATCAGAAAAATAATCGTGTGCAATTCTTCCGCTTGTCTCCAACCATTCCAACATTATCGATCCACGCATATCAATTATCGTGAATTTCTTTTGCTTGAATGAATCAATGTCTTCGCTTAATGACTGCAACCAATCTTCTTCGCTGACAACTGGTGTTGGTTGTAATTGTTTTTTGTGTTCATTGATTTCGCGTTGCCATTCTAAATTCGCTTTATCTCGTAATGGCTTGTAAAGTGTTAGAACATCACCTAAAAAAGTAACGGTCAACGCACCAAATGGTTCAACTTTTTTTTCTAACTGGTTAGATGCATTCAATTCAAAAGCAATGTTCCAGTGTTCAAACGTACACCACGCGTAATGCTTATCGATGAAATCTTTGAGCAATTGTAATAGTTGTGCTTCGGGTAATTGTAGACCATACATAGCACACAACTTCGCGCATAACTTAACGAATGTAGGTAAATCGTGTTTGCTGATGAATTCACTTTGACGTTCTGCAATTGCGATTCTATCCGATGTTCTGTGCATCACGATAGATGCGTTCGGCATTCGTTGAATTGAATTTTCCATTGGTAATTGTTGCATTTGTTTGTTTATTAAATTGTTCTATGTTCCATTTGCGAACTGATGCTTTCCAGTCCTTCATCGCATTCCTGCCAACCTTCCATCCATTTGCTTCGTAATGCGCTACAAATTTTTCTGCGAATACTTCAGCATCAGATCCACATAACTTTTGTAATTCATTGCAAATGTAAAGTACAACTTCAGATTGTGTCGGTGGTTGAAATCGTTTAGATGGTTCACGTTGTTTCAAACGTTTTTGGATTGCATCAATTTGTTCTTGTTGTTCTTTGATGCGCAGTTCTAACGCATCAATTTTTTTCATTAAAAAATAACCATTCATTGTTTTTGTTTTTTTGTTTTTTGTCTTTCGATTTCTTTCGTAAAAGTACGGTAAAATTCTTCAGCCTGTGTGAAACCTGCATTTGCAATTGCATCACAAATACATTCAACATCAGCGCGAAAAGTTTTATCGAATTGCATAATAGCACTCACTTGTCTGATGCCGTGTAAACACGTTGCGTGGTCTTTGTAGTAACGATTCGCAATTGCTTGTAAACTGATGCGACAAGTGTTATACATAATCCACCAAATGATTTGACGTGATTGTGCAACTTCACGAACGCGAGTTCTGTTATACAATTCAACTGAATTGATACCCATTTGCGAACATACTTTATCTTCAACGCATAACCAAAATCTATCACGTTCATTTGCTATTTCACGTTGCACTTCAATCTGTTCTGGTGATGGTGTTACTACATTAGGCACAACCAGTTCCCACAATTGATTAAAACGTTTGTAATGTGTTGGTGGAATCATATCAATGATTTCATTTTTAATTGCTCTTATGGCTCTTGTATCACTCATTACCTTCGTGTTTAATTGTTATGTCTATTGTCATTGCTTTCCATACATCTTCACGTTTCATTTCTAAAAAATTACAGATGCGATTGAAATCTTCGATGCGCATTCGTGTTGGGTGTTTCAAGTATAAGCGAACGGTTGGTTCGCTTACACTCAAAACTTTTTTGAACTTATTAATAGTACCAAAATTCTTCTTCACGAAACTTGCGAATGGTGTATTGTATCGTTCAACTATCATTTTTTTCTAAACATTTTTTTTGCAACTTGTTCTTTTGTTTTGTTACTGGTGTGATTGTAACCACGCAGTTCTGCGTTTTCTTCTTTCAATCTACGTGCACAACGTGTGATGTTATCTGCGCAACTTAATGCACCACGTTGATATTCGTATGCGAAATCTTCAGATAGTTGTTTAACACGCATTTCTTTTTTCCAAATTGCAACACAAAGTTTGCGATTGTTTTCACGTAATGCAGGTCTTGATGTTAGAAGTGTTTTTACTTCTTGTGTTAGATTAATTAACTTTTTCATATTGTTTTTTTTTAGAAAGGAATTTCGTCAGTTGTTGATTTTGTTATTGTTGTGTTTAAGCCATTCATAATAAAATGCTCAAACGCTGATGCAATTGTTAGAACATCCAATTCACTTGAACCATCTTTGCTAACTGCCCAATTAACTGCATTTGTTAACGCATTCATTCGTGCAATTCGTGATTGTTCTTCGGGTGATTTTGCGAACGATTTAAAACCACCACCACCACCATTGCTACTACCACCAGTTGATGATGTTGGATTGTAAACTGCTTTCACCTTGTGACCTTTGCCCATCGGGGTAAGTTCATATTCAACTTCTTTTCCGATTGGAAAGTTCTTTTGAATAGTCGATTCTTCTTTGCAAAAGCAAGTACCCGAATCATTGTTTTCGAATTCTACTTCGAACTTGAACATACCGTTCCAAGTACCTGCACTTTGAACGTGTTTAACCACACTTTTTTTTGTCATTGTATTTTGATTTAATTGTTTACTTTTTTGTTCTTTTATTGCTTTGAGTTCTTCACGTTCTTCGTGTAAGTACATTTCATCGATCCATTGCGCCATCTTACAA